TCGTTCGACCCGGATTCACTTCACTTTGATAGCTGGGCCTACGAACAAATGCAAAAATTCATTATCAGGGCAACACAGCCGTGGTATATTGAAGAGATTTTCTAACCACAAAAAAAAACGAATATGGCAGTTTTGAAAATTGGTAAGTTCGAAGTCGCTCAGCAGAGCGGCACGGCTGGTACCATCGAAAACGGTATCAAGTACGCGATTGAGCACACCGGTCGCGCGGTATACCAGAAGCAAGCTCGCGGTATTTGTGGTGTGGGAGATACTGCCGCTACGGCAATTCTTACCCTCACAATTGCTGCGCGCGCACCTTTTATGACGCTTCTTAGCAACAGCTTAGACGTCGCGTGGGACACGGTTGAAGCAGCCGTGCGCGCTACTACCAACGCGGAGAAATTTCGCGTAACCTCTTCCGGCAAAGCAATTACGCTGAAGTCGTCCAGCATCTACACCGTGAACGATAATGAGGGAACATTTACTAATGGTCTTGGCCTCGACTCGCAGCACTCGTTTGATATTACGGTACAGTTCGCAACCAACGTGACTGCGGACAACGTAGTTATCCCGGTCCTCATCGAGTACTACGACGGCACGGCGTGGAAGTCGGCAGGTACGTTTACCATCACCCAGTCGAGCGCCGACGCGGATTTTGTCATTACGTCAGACCCCGCAACGCTGCAGCAGTTTGCCAACACTGGCGGCAATCAGACCTTGGCAATCACCTCGAACAAAGCCTACACTATTGAGAAGCAAGGTAGCGATACGGCTTGGTTCTCGATTGACCGTACTACAGGTACGGCAGGTACGGCAGACCTCAAGGTTACGGTTGTAGCCAACCCGGTTGCAGCTGCAGCCCGTACCGGCACTATCATCTTCAAGAACCCCATTTCGAGCTCGACGGTTCTCTCCATCGCTGTATCGCAGGCCGCAGGTGACGCTTATGCAATTAGCTTCAACCCGACGACCGTTGCCTTCCAGAACAACGAGCTGAACCAGATTAAGAATACCGAGCTGACTGCCAATGCTTCGTGGCAGATTGAGGAGGTGCTCGAGGCCTACGCCGTGCGTAAAGCCTAAGCAGTTACAAAGGTATGACGTTTGACTGGGTAACAATTCAACCAACTAACGGGCCCGAGGGAGTCAATACTCTCTCGGTGTCCGTTATTAAGGGTAGAACAACTCCCCAAGTAATACCGAGTACCAACCGTAACTATTTAGTTGCGTCAGATATTATTTTTTCAGGTTTACACCCACAGTCTCATACCGGCAACGTAGTCTATGGTTATTCGCCAGCTTTGCTCAACTTAGGTGGTAATAATATTAGATTAAGCTGTGATATTGAGGTAGTAGGACCAAAAGGTACACCTGCGTATGCTTTTATCGGGTTTCAACTTAATATACAGTATGAAGGTGAAACTGATATAGTTACTTTTGCTTGTCAGTTAGCTGGTATTATACCCGCTACAAAACAACGATTATCAAAAGTCTTCTATGTACGAAACTTGTCATACCGTATAATCGGTAAGCCAATCGGTTATATTTATGTAGATGCCGACTACGCGACTGTGGCACGGCCCAAAATCGAAGTAGTAGGTGACGATAATGGTATTTGGCAACCGGCTCCCGAAGACCTTTGGACTCAACAAAAATCTTTTATAGCAACCGCGCCAGACGGAAAGGCCAAGGCCGCGTTTACAGTGACTTATTTAGGCCCTAACAAGCAGTTTGACGCAGTAGAGTTTAATCCTAACCAGTTCTATTAATGGCTCAGATAGTTTCGGCGGATAACTTGTACGAGTACAGTATCGCCTTGCGAAATTCAGGTATTACCGTGAGTAACCTGCAGATGCTGGAGCGTCAGATTCTTACCTTTATTTTTGGTAAGGAGGGAGCTCTGGCTCTTGTGCGTGAAATAAACGCCAACACGGTACAGTCGCCCAAGGTAAAGGAACTTCTGGACGGCGACGATGAGCTATTTTCTGGTCTCAGGGCTTTGCTCGCTACAATCATCTGTACGAATCTGCTTAGCCAGAATCGTATTCTTGTTGGCCGGCAGAATGTAGCAAAGCGTCCGCTTACCCATCAAGTTACAACGCGAAGGGAAGAATCGGACGTAATACAAGCGTTAGCTTATTCAGCAAAAAGTATTATATTTGCTATGCACGACTACCTGAAGCAAGAAGGTAAGAACCCGCTTGACCTGAAAATTGCTCGTAGCATTTTTGCGACACGGTATGCGACCAACACAAGCGGGTACATTCCGGCAAATACTCCGGGCTTTATGGGCTTCTTAGGCTGGTGGTAAATGAACATACTCGATAACATATCTGCTAAGTCTTTGCTTTTGCGGACTTTCTTGCAACCCGAAGCTGGTCATAAGCTTTCGGAGTACACGCCTGTCCCGCTGCATCGAATCTTCGGTACAGACCCCGAGTTTGTTCAATACTCGGCTTTCGAGAACGGTTACGAAATGACCGTAACCGTTACGAGTTGTGAAGACCTTCGGTATATCGCCGATTATAATTACCTGTCTGAGCTGGTAGTTGTAACCGGAGACGACAAGTACTATCAAATAGGTGCAGAAGAAGGATTTGAGCTTGTTGGTATTATCCCGCCGTCGTCGCCTGACAAAACTCTTTTTGTGTATACGTTTAAGACAAACAAACCGAATAATCAACCCTATCAAATCCGTACGTATGATTGAAAAACTCAAACAGTACTGGTACGTCCAGTACAAAATCGCGGCTACTAAATTGTTCCGCGAGTTCATTGGCTTTTTAGCCAAAGGTGGAAAGCAGGCTGTAGACTTCTACAACCAGAACGAGCGCCTTGTCCAGTCGCTTCTGGCGAACCCGCACAACACCGATTCTCTCGACGCCATCGGCCTCAAAAAGCTTATCGCGGAAAGCCTCAAGCAGCCGGTCGAGAATCAGCAGTGGTTCTTTGAGCGCGCCAAGGAGAAGCTCAACGAGGTAAAGCGTGTGCTTGCCGAGAAGTACCAAGGTACGCTGCGCTACGGGCAGGAGCTTGGTGTCGATTTGTCCAGTAGCACTCCCGAATCTTTGTGGATAGACCTCTGCAGCGGGTACGAGCTGATTCCTGAGCCCGCTGCAGAGCCTGAGCAGGAACAGCCGAGCCCTGAAGAGTCTACCGAAGAGCCTGAGCCCGCTGCAGAGCCTGAGCCCGCTGCAGAGCCTGAGCCCGCTGCAGAGCCTGAGCAGGAACAGCCGAGCCCCGAAGAGCGGTTCAAGACGCAGCTTTCCGAGATGGTAGGTGTCGGTATGGACGACGCTGAAATCTGGGAAGTCGTGAAGGACGAGGCCAAGGCGCTCAAGCTGGGCAAGGCCAAGGTCCTCGCTGAGCTGGCCGAGATGCGTAAGTAAGTCAAACAACGGCGCTGGCGTTACAAGCGTCAGCGCCATAATTTTATTCGTACAATGACATTCGCAGATATTATAAGCAGGCTTCAAGGCGGTGAAGCCTTTACGCGACGAGCTTGGGACGGTTCCAAGTTTATCGTGTGCCAGAATCCGCAGACTATTCCGGCCGACGTCGTGCCTAACAATGACGAGCTTGCCGGCACGAGCCAAGGAGTTGCTCGCGGCTTCGTTCCGTGGCTCCATTTCCTATCATGACCAAGTACTGGTTATTACGAAGTCGTCAGGCGAGGCTACGTATTATATACCTACTTGGAAAGAGATTTTCGCCAACGACTGGTACACCTGCTAACAACTACAGCAATGAAACTTATCTATAATGACTTTATCCCTTTCAAAGGGTTTAAGGCTATCAATTTGTTCGGCCTTGTGTTTGTGCGTAACGGTTCGAGCCCGTTCACACAGACTGACGAGAACCATGAAGGCACACACACACTGCAGCTTCTGGAGGTGGTTGGTGCCGCGCTCGTGTTGTGGCTTATGCTGAACGCTATCTTTAGCATTTCGGCATGGTGGCTTGTCGGGGTGGCATTCAGCTACTATATTTTGTATCTTCTCTTGTGGGTGACGAAGGGCTTCAACTACCGCAAGAATCCGTTCGAGCAAGAGGCCTATACACACGAGCTCGAGACTGGGTACAGAAAGAAGCGGCGGCTATTCGCTTGGTTCCCGTATGTCTTCGAATAATGGTAAGTGGCTGTTTCTCGCGGGCTTACTTATCGGAATACTCGGTACATTATTACTCTACAGGCCAGCTAAGATAATAGAGACGCGTACCGAATATATTCCCGGACCGGTTATAAGTGTTTCGCGAGACTCCTCAGAAATAAAGCCCATTTCGAGCTCTCTGGCTGAGCCTTTGCAATATGCTCACAAGGTTCAGCCTTCAGAGCCAAGCCCTGAAATTGGGCCTAATCTGCAAGCCACAGAGCCTATTTCCGAACCTCCTGATAGTTTACTCGAAACAGTCAAGGACTGGAATACGAAACGAAAATATTCCGAGACTTTGATAGACTCGGACACTGTAGGTAAGGCAAAGCTCGATATTACTGTACAGTATAACAGAATTACCGGTTATGATTTTAATTTCACGCCGGTAAACCGAGTACAAACTATCATACAGTCGCCACCGATTAGACTGCAAGGGTATATGCTCGGTAACGTGACGAATACGGGCGCTCAAATAGGCTTAGGTCTCAAGTATAAAAACTTCGGCATTCACGCTTTAGGCGGATACGACTACATTTCTAAAAAACAGGTCTACGGCGGTGGGTTAATGGTGGTTTTTTAGGTGTTTGCCGGTGGACTCGTTCAATAGAACGAGTCCTTTTTATTTATAATATTTGCTATCTTTATCACAAATATCCAACCATGGCAAATTCTCCTTACTTACCTTTGTTTATCCGAGTACTACTCGAGAAATATCCTGACATAACGCCAGCTGAAGCCGTACAAAAGTGCCTCGATATTGGTATTATCAACGAGACAGCGCTTTCTCGATGTGTCTTACGCGCGCGTGCTGCCGAGTTGATGGAAATACAGCCCATCAAAGACAAAATTCTGTGGATTCTCACCGAAGAGTTTCCTGTCTCACATGAGACCGCGAAAGGTGCGCTGTACGTATATACCGACCTGAATATTTCAGAGGATATAAAGGAGAAGCTGCTGCCTACCTCTAAGCCGAGTATTACTGTTTACCGGCGAGGCGGTGGCTGGCTTAACGATTTAATGGCTGACCTCTGGCAGCTGGATAAGGCCATGGCCTATTATCTGGCCCTCGACTTCAATACGAACAAGGCTAAGCTGTACCTCGAACCTGTAGAAGGCGCGTACCCGTTAACTTGGTTCGAGACTAAGCAGAATTGGAGGCTCGCTGCGCGCGAACTTTTCGACAATGAGCTGCCGGGTTGGCGCTCGAAAGTATATACGTATAAGCTCGTATTCTATTCCCCAACTAACTTTATAGTAACTAAAGTACTCAAACGAAGATGATTGACAACGTAAACCATCCTACGCACTACACGTCACACCCGAGCGGTATCGAGTGTATTCAGATTACGCGCCACTATTGCTTTTCCATCGGCAACGCAATCAAGTACCTTTGGCGTGCCGGACTCAAGGCAAGTGCCGACAAGACCCAGAGAGAAAAAGAAATCGAAGACCTCAAAAAAGCCAAGTGGTATATCGACGACCGTATACAACAGCTTGAAAATGAGGAGTAGAACAAAGGCCCTAAGTTACGCTTAGGGCCTTTTTATTTATCTTTCAACCAAATTAGTTGGTAAATAGACCTCCAGTTAAACTAACAGGTTAAATAACTGATATAGTTAACTGGTACATAGCCAGTTAAGCCTAAAATACTAATTATTAAAAAATCTTGTCAACGTATACGCCGTTTTTTCAGGCTATGCTTCGTATACGCTTCGTATACCGGTTCGTTTACCAAACCTTTGGCTTAGGTGACTGGCCTAAATGACCTGTGCGTCAGGCCTTTATATCAAGCTTCATTTTGAAGGTAAACGAAGTAAACAAAGAATTACATTATTAACTTATTTTTAGTGTAATTCATAGGTTGGCTATCTGAGAATTACATAGTTTTTTAGGTCATATAAGAAAACTTTGTTTACTTCGTTTACCTCTCGAGTAAGTGCTTGGTTTTCAGTTAGTTGTATAAACTCAGGGGTAAACGAAGTACGAATTTCAGACCCAAGGCCCTCGATAACAGGTGCGTAACGCGCAGGAAAGCAGCTACTTGTAAATTTTATAGAATTTTTCTTCAAAATTATTTTACAGAATCATTTTTTATTCTTATCTTTGTAGTGAACAAAAAAATAAGACCTATGGACTTTACTAAAATTAAGCAAGACGTATACGCATTTTTTATGCGTGACGATTTACCGGAAGGCTTTTCCAGAACTTTCAAAGACGAAAGCGACTCGAATAATTTTATCGAGGTTACGTGTGAGCGTAAAGGGCTTCTGCTTAACATGTACATTAGCTTTAACGGAAGCCGGATTATTCGTCGGAATGTTTTCGGCTGTTTCTGGCGGCAGGGTATGTTTTTCAAAAACGGCGCTTTTATACTGGGCATACTCGACGACTTAGGATATTGCGTGTCCTATGACAGTTCGGTAAGCCATGAGCTTTGGCAGAAAACTCTTTAATAATATAATCGTATGGAAACTATCAAAACTAAAGTCTGTGCTAAATGCGGTAAAGAAAAATCCGTAGAGTACTTCAAGAAAAGTGGTGTATCAGCCGACGGCTATTGCCGGCTCTGCAATGAATGTACCCCCCCAGCTAAGCCTAAGCGCTTGCGAGTATACGAAGGTGGTAATCCAGCTTTAGCTGGTTTCAAGCCTCGTGAACTGATGGACGAGCTTAGAGCTCGTGGGTATCACGGTGAACTCAAAATAACTCAATCCGTAAAATTCTAAAATTATGAACAAGCTTTTATTACTCTTGTGTGTCTTGAGCGCTCTTAGTCTGCTTAACAGCTGCTCAAAAGACGAAGACACGGTGCCTAAGTCTGACGTCCAGCTCAGCGGGCACTATGCAACGCCCGAACGCTCCTTCAAATCGTACACCCGTACGCACTGGTATTTTAATGGTGGTAGTTCTGCTACGTTCGAGTGGCAGGATATTGTCAGGGAGGGCGGCGCTTCTTCACGGCCCCACGTCGTAGCTTCTGACCGCGAAGGCCGGAAGTGGTATGTCAAAGGCGATAAATTTCACTACACGGCTGACGGAGTTTGGCAAGTTACTACCTTCGAATATATCGACGTTTCAGAAATTGTTATCGGAGGCAAAACCTATAAACGGATAGGTTAGCATGGCAAAGACACGAACCTACCGAAGTGGTGAAGCCTGTCCGCAGTGCGGCGAAATTCTCGAGGCTTATGACGGTCAGTACATTCAAACAGCAGGCTTCGATGGTGTATCAGAACCAGAGTATGATACGTTATGGGAACATGTGTACTGTCCTGCTTGTAACTTCCAATTCTCGGACGAACCGTAAAAGTTCAGTCTCTGTAAAATTTTTCTATAAAAATATTTTACAGATTCAAAAACTTTGCCTATCTTTGTAATATCAAAATAAAGTTCAGATGAATAAAGACCTTAAAGAACTGCTTGACTCAGGCAGTATAAGCAAAGCAGATATTGCGGTATCTCTTTTCCCACGGCACCAGCACCCCACGGCAGCACTCGAAGGGGTTATTAAGGGAACGCGAGAGCTCCGAGTATCTGAGGCCCAAGTGCTTGAAGACCTCAATAAGGCCAAGCATGTTTGGCACGCGTTCAATACCGGCGAAGACACCGTATTTATATGCGGTAACGTAAGGGTGTTGGCCCACGCAAATGGCTACATTCTTACCAAGGGTAACGGTGAAGAGCATCATTTTACCCTGCCGGAAAATCTCAAAATCAGTGACGCTCTTCGTCATTTCGAACACTATTTCTAAACCCCCTAAAACAATGAAAGTAAAAATCACTTTTGAGCTCGACATTCAGGACACGGACGAATGTGCGAAAATGAACAAAATTATTGCCGCTGCTCGCGAGGCCGGCGTAACCACTGCTGAGACCACAGCGAAGCCTGCTCCGGCAGCAGCCCCTACGAAGCCGGCACCTGCTCCGGCACCTGCTCCGGCACCTGCTCCTGCAGCTCCTTCGAAGCCTGCACTCGCTGCCCCGTCTGCAGCAACCCCCAAGGCCCCGGCGGCTGGTAGCGCAATTAAGTTCGTCGACGTACAGGCCAAGGCCCTCGAGTGCATCTCGCCGGTTAACGGTCAGGTGAACCCGCTCCGTGCAGCTACTGCCGAGCTGCTGCAGAAGTATGGCGCTACGGGTCTCAGCAAGCTTGCTCCCGAGCACTATCAGGACTTCTACAATGACCTCGTAGCTCTCCAGACCAATGCTCAGTAACCACGCGCTACTCAGTCCTTCAGCAAGTCACCGCTGGCTCGTTTGCACGCCGTCGGTCTTGCTGGAGGCCGAGTATGGAGAGCAAGGCTCAAGCAGTTACGCGCAAGAAGGCACGTTTGCCCATAGCGTAGCTGAGTTTAAGCTGCAGGGCGAACCGGAGTTGTTCGAGCCGTCAGGCGAATACAGCTTCGACGACACTCTTCGAGAGCTTACTCCGTATATCGAGTACTGTGAAGCTCTTAAGTCTGTAGCTGACATTTGGGCAGTTGAGACACGAGCAGACCTCACGGACATTGCGCCGGACATGTTTGGTACCTGCGACTTCCACGCAAAGGTAGGCGATACGCTTTACATAGTTGACCTCAAGTATGGAAAAGGTGTACAGGTATACGCTGACTACAACCCGCAGCTTATGCTTTACGGTTACGGTATTGCGCGTAAAACACCGAGCATTACTAATCTGAAACTCGTTATTATTCAGCCAAGGCTTGACCACGTGTCCGAATTTGATATTTCGTGGGCTGACCTCAACGCTTGGATAACTAACAAAGTGAAACCTGCGGCTCAGGCTGCGCTTAGCGGCGCCGGCGAGCTTATCGCAGGTAAGCACTGCAAATTCTGTAAAGTTAAAGGTCGTTGTCGTGCTTTGGCCGACGAAGCCCTCAAAATTGCCAAACATGAGTTTGCAGCTCCTACCCTCTTATCTCCTAAAGAGCTTTCCCAGATTCTGCAAGAGTCTGAGCTCTACGAGGATTGGCTTACAAGTGTAAAGGCTGAAGCACTACGCCTTCTGTGTAACGGAACAGAAGTTCCGGGGTACATGGCCGCGCAACGTCTCGGCAACAGGACTTGGGCTAATCCTGAGGAGGTACGAGAAATTCTCGAATTTGCGTTTGACCCCGAGGTATTCCTCGAAACCAAGGTAAAAACAGTAGCGCAAATCGAGAAGGCAATCGGTAAGAAGGATTTCGCACGACTTCTGGCCGACAAAACAGTGCGACCGTCCGGAGGTCCTTCCTTGTCGGTTTTTGACCCCAAGAAGACCCCGTACACCGGCACGTCAGCAGTTGAAGAGTTTGCTGCTGCTCAGGCCGACTAACTTCCTACAAACTCTAAACCGCTAAAAACTAAACAGTTATGGCAAAATTAATGACGGGTCGCGTACGTTTCAGCTACGTGACGGTCTTCGAACCGAAGGCCATGTCGGAGAACGACACTCCCAAGTATTCGGTATCAATTTTGATTCCGAAAACCGATGTAGCTCAGATTGAGCGCGTCAAGAAGGCGATTGCCGAAGCAATCGAGGAAGGCAAAGCGAAGAAGTTCGGCGGAAAAGTTCCGGCTAACCTGCGCACGCCGCTCCGTGACGGAGACCTCGAGCGTCCGGGCGACGATGCTTATGCTGGGTGTATGTTCTTCAACGCCAACACGCAGCTGAAGCCTCAGGTCGTTGACGCTAACCTGAACCGCATCGACGGCCTCACGCGTGAGGAGTTCACGGAGCAGTTCTACTCCGGTTGTTACGGCCGCGCTACGATTAACTTCTACGCTTTCGACTTCCGAGGCACGAAGGGAATCGCTGCAGGTCTCGGCAATCTGCAGAAGCTGGCTGACGGTGAACGCTTGGCCGGTGGTGCATCCGCCGAATCCGAGTTCGGTTCGGAACCGCTGCCCGAAGACGACCCGCTGATGTAGCCCGCGAAGGGAGCGGCTTACCTGCTGCAAGTCGCTCCCTTCCTTTTTATCAAACCATGAAGACAACCAACATACTTTTATGCGGCTTTGTTATTGGTATTGTATTTTCGGCCTTTTTGACCAAAAAGACAGTAATAACTCCAATACCTCAAAAGCCTGTACTTCTACGAGTTGAGACCCTCGATAAGTGGAGCGTATTCGTAGAAGCGCTTGCTTGGGTTGAGTCAAGGCACGACTCGCTCGCAGTAGGACGTACTAACGACGTTGGTTATCTACAAATTACTCCGGTTATTGTCGCCGAAGCTAACAGAATCTTAGGTTACAAGGCGTACACTTTGGAAGACTGGACAAGCAAGGCCAAAAGCCTTGAGATATTCGAGGTAATTCAGGGTCATTATAATCCTGAACACGATATGCACTTTGCTCTTAAACTATGGAATCCGAAGGCACCGGTAAGTTACCATAGACAAGTAATGGCAGAGTTTAACCAACTAATAAACAAACAGCGCAATGACATACTGTTACACAGACTTAGAGACGTTCAGCTCAGTAGACCTAAAGAGCCAAGGCCTCTATAAATATATAGCCTCTCCTGACTTCGAGGTACTTATGGTCTCGTACGCCTTTGACGACGGACCGGTTAAGACTGTCGATTTGTTGTCAGGCGAGCTCTGGCCGGAAGAGTTTATAGACGCGTATTTCAACGACGAGGTTATTATGCACGCGCATAATGCTGTCTTTGAGCGTCTGGCCCTCGCAAAGGTCATAGCCCCCATTCCGATTGCCCGCTGGGAGTGTTCGCTTGTTAAGTGTGCATATGCTGGTATTCAGCTTTCCCTTGACAAGGCTTCAAAGATGCTCGGGCTTTCCCAAACAAAGCTGGCTTCTACTGGTGCCGATTGCATCAAGTATTTTTCTATTCCCTGCAAACCAACGAAAGTAAATGGTCAGCGTACCCGCAATTATCCGGAGCACAACCCGGAGAAGTGGGCTGACTACCTCAAATATAACGCGCAAGACGTCGAGACTGAACGAGCCATTGCCAAGCGCCTCGAGGATATTATTCTTCCCGAGCGTGAGAAGCAGCTTTATATTCTGGACCAAGAAATAAACGACCGCGGAATCATGGTTGACTTGGATTTTGTGAATAAAGCCGCTGAGCTCAACGGCGAGTACAAACAGAATCTTGTGCAGTCTACTAAAGACGATTTAGGTATCGAGAAACCTAATAGCGTAGCCCAGATTAAACGCTGGTGCGCCGACCAAGGTTATCCGGTAGACTCAGTAACTAAAGACGACGTAGCTCGTATTCTGGCAGACCCCGCCGCGCCTCCTCAAGTAAAGGCTCTTATGGAGAGCAGGGCTCAACTTCGAAAAAGCTCAATAAAGAAGTATACGGCCATTTTGAACATGGTGGGCGAGGACTGTCGGGTACGAGGTCTTTTCCAATTCTATGGAGCAAACCGGACAGGCCGCTGGGCTGGCCGTGGAGTCCAATTGCATAACCTCCCTCAGAACCATATCGCGCTGCTGGACGAGGCCAGAGAGCTTGTCCTTAGCGATTGCTCACTTGCAGATAAAGCTCTGAATATCGAGCTTGTTTTTGGCAATGTGAGCGACACCCTTTCTCAGTTAATTCGTACCGCACTCATAGCTGGAGAAGGCCGTTGCTTCGCAGTCGCTGACTTCTCGGCTATTGAGGCACGAGTTATCGCATGGCTCGCCGACGAGCATTGGCGGCAAGAGGTTTTTAAGACTCACGGAAAGATATACGAGGCCTCGGCTTCTATGATGTTTAAGATACCCATCGAGAGTATCAAAAAGGGTTCGGATGTACGCCAAAAAGGTAAGATTGCAGAGCTCGCTCTGGGCTTCGGCGGTTCACTCGGCGCGCTTGAGCGTATGGGCGGCGCTTCGATGGGCCTTAACCAGCAGGAAATGCGGGATATTGTCAAGCGTTGGCGTATAGCTAACCCGAATATCGTTGAGCTCTGGAATACCTGCGATGAAGCTGCTATTGAGGCTATTCTGCATAACTGTGCGATTCACCTCAAGCACGGTATTGTATTCGACAAAGAAGACGACTGGCTGACAATCAAGTTGCCAAGTGGCCGTAAGCTCTACTACTTCAAGCCCAAGCTTGGGCCGAGCAAGATGGGCGCGACACACAGTATTTTGTACCATGACTATTCACTTGGTATGGTTGACGCAGAAACAGGCTTGCCAAAGCTTGAGACCGTTGATACCTACGGCGGAAAGCTGGTCGAGAATATCGTACAGGCTACGGCTCGGGATTGTCTCGGTGAGGCTATGCTTCGAGTGAACGCTGCCGGCTATCCTATTGAGCTTCACGTGCACGACGAAATGGGCGTCAATATTCCGGTAGACGGCACAGAAAACGACGTACTAAGAAAGCTCTATGCTATTATGGGTCAGCCTATTAGCTGGGCTCCGGGCCTTCTTCTCAACGCCGATGGTTATGTAACTCGGTATTACAAAAAAGACTAACTGGGGGGGGTAATGATATGATTATTTCGGTAGGACCTCGCGTAGACTGTAAGTATTGGAAAAATCAAGAAATTACTTGGGCTGACTTTGTTTCTAAAGTATCGCGGCCTCAAGTAACACCCGAGACTTATATAGAGTATATGGCGCTCTCAAAAGACCGCCAGAACTCAATCAAAGATGTGGGCGGCTTTGTTGCCGGTAACTTATTTAAGGGCATTCGTAAACCCAAGAATGTTACTCGGCGCTCAGCTCTGACCCTCGACTTGGATTTTGCGCCTCTGACTTTCTGGGACGAATTTACATTCGTCTTCGACTGCGAGGCTATTCTCCACACGACTCACAAACATAGCTCGCGTACACCGCGCTTCCGTCTTATTATTCCGCTGGCGCATGACATTACACCGGATGAGTACGAGCCTATAGCTCGGCAGGTAGCGGCTATGCTCAATATCGAGTACTTCGACAAAACGACATTCGAGGTCAGTCGTCTTATGTTTTGGCCGTCTGTCTCAGCAGACGGCGAATGGGACTTTAAGCATCAGCAAGGCGAGTTCTTAGACCCTGACGCTATTCTGGCACGATATGCAGACTGGCACGATATGGCCGAATGGCCTCACCATGACGATTATAGCACGCTCGACGTACTTAAGGCCAAGGCCAAAAAGCTCGAAGACCCGTCAGCAAAGCGCGGCTTAATCGGTCTTTTCTGCCGTACCTTTACGATTCAGGAAGCTATAGAAAAGTTCTTGCCTGAGGTGTACGCCGGAGGGCCTGAGCGCTATACATACCTTAAAGGGTCCACGGTTAACGGTCTGGTTATCTACGACGACCTTTGGGCTTACTCGCATCACGGAACAGACCCGGCGAGCGGCTTGTGCTGCAATGCGTTCGACCTCGTTCGTATTCACAAATTCGGTGAGCTGGATGCGATTAAGGACATAGAAAGTACTCGTACGAAGTCTTACCGAGCAATGTGCGAATTTATTCGTACACTGCCCGAAGTGAAGGCTGTAGCTGCTACCGAAGCGGCGGCAGATGCTCGCGAGGACTTTATGGCCCAGCCTCTCGAAGATGAGGAAGCACTCGAGGAGGCGCTGCAGCCTACCGACCCGGATAGCTGGAAAACCCAGCTGACCCTTGACGCTAAAGGCGCTTTCGAGAACTCAGCAGGAAACATAACCCTTATACTCAACAATGACCCTCTTTTTATTGATACTTTTGCGTACAATGCTTTTGATAATCGTAGGTACGTTGTGCGTTCTCTTCCATGGCGTGTTATTAAAAACCCTGAAGTAATCAAGGATTCAGATTACGCAGGCGTGCGTAACTATATCGAACGTGTATACGGTATTACGAGCGTTCCAAAGATAGACGACGCGCTGGCCTTGGTCTTCGAAAAGCACTCGTTCCATCCTATACGTAAGTACTTAACTGGCCTCGAGTGGGACGGCACAAAACGATTGGACCACATTTTGCAGACTTATTTTGGTGTACCTGACAGCAACTACACGCGTGAGGTATTTCGTAAAATGATGGTCGCGATGGTGGCGCGAGTTATGAATCCCGGATGCAAATTCGACTTCGTACTCGTTCTTGTCGGACCGCAAGGCTGCGGCAAAAGTACGTTCTTCCGAATGCTTGGCGGTGAATGGTTCTCCGATACGTTCAGCACCATTACTGGCAAAGAAGCATTCGAGCAGTTACAAGGTGCGTGGTTGCTTGAAGCTGGCGAGCTTGCCTCGCTTAAGAAGGCTGAAGCCGAACAGATTAAACACTTCTTTTCTAAGTGCGATGATAACTACCGACCTGCCTATGCCCGAACCGTTGAGACATTCAAGCGGCAATGTGTGTTTGTAGGTACGACCAACAGCCAAGCGTTCCTGAAAGACACAACCGGTAACCGTCGTTTCTGGCCCGTGTCGGTAAACGTTCAGCGCCGCAAGCGTACGCTTTTTGACGGGTCATTGCTGGAGCTGCGTGACCAGCTTTTTGCTGAGGCCGTCGTATACTACGAACAAGGAGAGGAGCTCTGTCTTTCGCAAATCGCTGAGAGTCAAGCCAATACTGCGCGTGATGAGCACTATGATTGGGACGACCGTGTGGGTATCGTAGCCCAGTATCTCGACCAGCTGTTACCGATTAACTGGGATTCACTTACCTCGGCTGACCGCCACCAATGGCTTAATAACGAGGAGCTTAGAGAGAAAGGCACGATACGTCGGACAAGCGTAACCGTAGCTGAAATATGGTGCGAGTGCTTCGGCAAGAACCGCGAAGATATGACTCGTTTCGCAACGCGCGATATTACGGAAATTCTCAACTGCTTGCCTGAATGGGAACAACAAAGCTCAGTACGCAAGTTCCCGGTATACGGCCGGCAAAGGTGGTACAAAAGAATGGAAGACAATGCCGAAGTTGACCCCTTACTACTGTAGCGAGAAGTGGCTTGAGCGCCAACTCGTTGATATAATCAAATCGCTGGGAGGTGAGTGCCTGAAGTTATACACTATCTCAGTAACCGGTCTGCCTGACAGGCTCGCGCTGTTGCCCGGCGGGCAGACCTTTTTTGTCGAAGTTAAGAGCCAAGGCCAGAAGCCCAGAGCTATTCAGTCTTGGTGGCATAATAAACTTAGAGGATTAGGCTTTACCGTTTTAATCGTTGACTCTGTAGAATCGTTGGAACATGCAAAAGTATACGCCACGGAAATATCAAGAGGTAGGTCTTAACTTACTTTTGGAAAATAACCGCTTCGGTCTCTTCTATGACATGGGACTTGGTAAGACCGTAGTAACCTTAACCGCAATCAAGGCTCTGCTTGATGACCTCCAAGTTACTAAGGTTCTGGTTATCGCACCGTTATATGTGGCTCGCTCGGTATGGGATGCAGAGGCGCAGGAATGGGAACACACCTCTGGGCTTATATTCTCTAAAGTTCTCGGAACTGTTAAGGAGCGCATGGCTGCACTATCCAAGCCCGCTGACATATACCTTATCAACCGCGAGAATGTAGTGTGGTTATGCGAGCTATACGGCGGTTACAAACTGCCGTTTGATATGGTTATTATCGATGAATTAAGTAGTTTTCGCAACCATCGCAGTAAGCGCTTCAAGGCATTAAAAAATGCCACGACCTTTACCCCGCGCCTCGTAGGTCTTACTGGTACACCGTCGCCTAAGGGTTATATCAACTTGTGGGCTCAGGTATTTCTCTTAGACCGTGGCAAGCGTCTTGGCAAGACCATAACCGAATACCGTCGCAGGTACTTCGAACCCGGTTATATGAACTCCAGTGGTATCGTATACGACTACAAAGTAATTCCCGGGCGCGATAAGGAAATTCTTAGCCGTATCAAGGATATTACTGTATCGTTGAAGACCGAGGACTGTATCGAGCTTCCTCCGCTCACTGCGAATTATATCAAGGTGCAACTTCCCGATGAAGTAATGAAGCAGTATCAAAGCTTTGAACGCGAGCGACTTATGTTTATCGTGGAACAAGAAGCCTCTGCCGGGGGAGGGGTCTATCCCGGGCGTACTCTGAGGGAGGGGTCTATCCCGGGGGAGGGGTCTATCCCGGGCGTAGGGTCAGACATAGCAATACCCGTGGCCAGCGCCGCCGCACTTACAAACAAGCTCCTCCAGTTCAGCAATGGCGCGGTTTACGATGAGAACCATATTGCGCATGCAGTCCATGACTACAAACTCGACGCTCTCGAGGAACTTGTCGAGGACTTAGACGGCAAGCCGCTATTGCTGGCCTATGCCTTCCAGAGTGACAAGGAACGGATATTGAAGCGCCTTGCCAAGTACAAGCCTCGCGTATTTACAGGAGACGCCGAATACCGAGATTGGAATGCCGGTAAGATTAGTATTCTTCTCACGCACCCCGCTTCTACCGGGCACGGCTTGAACCTGCAGCACGGCGGCAGTATCGCGTGTTGGTTTGGAGTACTTAACGACCTCGAGCTTTATGAGCAGTTTAACAAACGGCTTCATCGTCCCGGTCAGCAGAATCCAGTAATTTTGCACCACATTGTATGCCCGGGCACGATGGACGACACAGTAGTGCGAGCGTTACGTAAAAAATGTAACACGCAAAACGCTGTAATGGAGGCGCTTAAGTTAAAACTGCAAAATTATTTTGCAAAATAATCCTTAAAAATTTCTTTATATCGAAATTAATTCTTATATTTGTATTATGGAAAAGATATACGTTATATCGGAAGACCTTTTTAACGTGCTCAAGGCTGTTTACGACGAGCTCGATATTGGCGAGTCGCTTAATAACCCGAATATTGCACGCGAATTGCACCGGGTTATCGCGAGTGCTCGGCTGTACCCCGAAGAGAGTTTCAGGCAGGCTATTCAGACCTACGAAGCTGGAGCGGCTGCTGTCGGGGGAGGGGTTTACCCCGGGCCTACTCTGGGGGAGGGGTCTATCCCGGGCCACAATATCCTCCTCCGTGCTGACCAGATAGTCAACCACCGGGCCGAGGAGAAACTGCGGCAGTATGGACCCTTTGGTAAGGCTATGCAGGCTATTGCTACTTGCTTCAACGCACTGACCGGTCACGAGCTCGAGCCGAAACACGTCAACCTTATTTATATGCTGGCCAAATTGCAGCGAGAGGCGCACTGCCACAAAGAGGACAACCTCCTCGATTTGGTGGCTTACGCGGCCCAGCTCAACAACCAAGAGGAAGGCGTAGAACAGGAAGACGAATAAGATTTTACGAAACCATAAAAATATTTTATGAAAAAAGTTGTCAAAATATTTTTTTAGTTTGAAAAATACGTATTATATTTGTAGTACAAACAAACACTAATACTTGACAACTATGAAAACGTTTATTATTCAGAGAAACGAATCCCCGCGCAGTAACTTCATATACTTTGGTCGTGCTGCCAGTATGACGGATGCTAAGCGCAGTATGCGGGCACTCGGCTTCAGGCCTTCGGCTTCAGGCCTTCGGCGTATGTTATAGAGGAATTGCTGCCTAAGGCTTTAGCGCATGCCGAGCATACGCTATTCGCGCAACCGGGCTTTGCCGAGTCAAAGCATATACTATTCGGACGTTCTTACTTTAGAAAATAATACCCCCGCCACCATGAAAGACCAGTTTACTAAAGCGTGGATTAAGTCCACAGCAATCCCGATTATCGCCCGCTACGAGCCGGGTGTGCTTACCCTTCGCGGGCTCTACTATCAGCTCGTTAGCTGCGGTATGACGAACAGCCTGAACCATTACAAGCGGGTAGTCTCTGCTATGATTGACGCCCGGTGGGACGGCGAAGTAGACTTCGAAGCCTTCAGTGACCACGACCGCGCGATGATAGGCGAGACGGCCTACGAGGACACTACCGTCGAGAGCAAAGTTGCCGACGGTAAATTTGGCGTCGATTACTACATGACGAACTACCGCAAAAACCGCTGGGAGAACCAAGACTACTATATTGAGGTCCTTATCGAGAAGAAGGCGCTGCAAGGCGTGTTCGAACCCATCTGCAAGCGTTGGGACGTTGCGCTCGGAGCTTGCAAAGGTTATCCGTCCCTGACGTTTCTCTCCGAAATGGCCGACCGGTTCAATGATGCGGCAGCTGCGGGCAAGATACCTACTATTATATACTTCGGCGACTACGACCCTTCGGGCGAGGACATTCCCCGGTCGCTCGAGGCCAACCTGCGAGACCTCGGAGTAGAGGAGATTATCATAGAGCGGCCAGCGCTGCGAGAGTGGCAAGTCAAGGAGTGGCATTTGCCTATCGCTCCGGCTAAAGTCTCGGACAGCCGCACGGCTGCTTGGAGCGGTCTCGGGCAGGTCGAGCTTGACTCGGTAAAACCCGAGAAACTGCAGGCCCTTTGCACTGACGCTATCACGGACTACTTCGACCGGCGCAGACATAACGAACTGCTCGAACTCGAAAAAGTAGAACGGATAGAATACAAACGTAGTCTGTTGCAGTACGTTATGGAGACGTATAACGAAAACTGATACTGCGGCTGCTTGGTATAAAAATTTTTGATGAAAATTTATCTTAAAATATTTTTTAGTTCCGAAAATTCACTTTATATTTGTAGTACAAACAAAGAGCAACAGCTCACTAACAAACACCTTTATTAATTAAAAACAAAAACACCATGAACGCAAAATTTGAAAAGATGCAGACTTCGACGCTGCAGAAGATGCTGACCCTCGCGACCACGACCGAAGCCGACAAGGCCGACATTCAGGAAGTCCTCGACGCCCGCGAGTCCGGCGTAGCCGCCGCCCCCGCTCCTGCTCCTGAGAGCGCAGCTGCCAAGGCTCAGGCTCCGAAGAAAGAGAAGGCTGTCAAAGCCGAGAAGAAGGAGAAGGCTGTCAAAGCTGAGAAGAAGGAGAAGGAGAAGGCTCCGAAGGAGAAGACCGCCGAAGAGCAGGCCCTCGAGGAGAGCAAGGCCAAGTACAATGCGGCCAAGACTCAGGCCAAAGAGCTTCGTCAGGAGATGTACTCCCGCATCGCGGCGATGCGTGAAGAGCTGGTAAGCGCCGACAACGCCCTGCACGGCAAGACGCTTTCGTACAAGCTTCGTGGCGGCGAGACCATGACGGGCAAGTGCGCCGGTATCGTCCTCGACAAGCGCGGTCCCATCTATATCGTTCGCATGGACATGGGCGACGGTGTGATGAAGTACCCGAGCCTCAACAGCCTCATCGTCACGCCGGAAATCAAGCCGACCGTGGACCTGTACCTCTCGCACCTCGAAATGCTCTCCGCTGAGGCGAAGCTCCAGACCATCGACGACGAAATCGCCAAGCTGCAGGCCCTGAAGCCTGAGCTCGAGGCTATGGTCGCAGGCTGGAACGAGTCCGAGACCGGCAAGGCGTTCGCCGTCGCTTCGAACAAGCGCGCTGAGGCCAAGCGTCAGGAGCAGGAAATCCGCGACGAGTACGCTGCCAAAATCGAAGGTCTGGACTACGGCGACTACCAGCCCGCCAGCAAGCCCGCTGCCAAGAAGAAGGCCGTAGCCAAGACCGTTGAGACCGAGGCCGAAGCCGCTGAGGGCGAAGTTGTGTACGAAGCACCGGCCGAAGAGGCTGAGGGCGAAGTTAACGACCCCCTGATGTAGTGATGGAGCAACTCCAGTTCGCGCGGACCCGAGACGTTAAGTCTCCGGTCCGCGGGACCGGGTTGTCAGCTGGTATCGACTTCTTCGTGCCCGCTGACTTTCCGGTTACGAAGCTCTGGCCGCAGGAGGCTGCGCTGATTCCGTTGGGCCTCAAGCTGGTTATCCCTCGCGGGCACGCGCTTGTCTTCATGAATAAGAGCGGTGTGGCCACAAAGAAGCACCTGCAAGTCGGCGCTTGTGTTATCGACGAAGACTACCAAGGCGAGCCCCATGCTCACCTTACCAATATCGGGTCGGAACCGGTTGACATTCGGCCGGGCGAGAAAATCGTGCAAGGTCTCGTCCTTCGGGTCAACTACTGTGAGCCCTACGAAGTAATGAGCCCGAACGAACTCCAGTGGGTGAGCGACGAACGCGGCGAAGGCGGCTTCGGCTCAACCAACGACAAACAGTAACTAAAAACTCCACCGCTACATGAAAAAGAAAGAAAAGCAGTTAACTATGGACTCTGTTGGCTTCGACTTCTCGGTGCTGAACGCGCGTCCGGAAGGCATGAGTCAAGCAGAATATCGCGACAAGCGGTACCACGAAAGCCGCAGGCTGAAGAAATACCTCCAATGGGGTAATATCCGCCACGTCGCCGCTCGTATGACGCTGGCGCCTGACGGTCGGCCTGTTAGCATCATTCGCTACCCGGCTTATCGGCGTGCATTAGGTTACGTTATGCGATAACCGAAAAGTATCAAAATATTTTATGAAAAAGTTGTCTAAAAATTTCCGTATTCGAAATATCCGTGTTATATTTGTAGTACAAACAAGAACTAATAAATACTACAATTATGACAACTATGAGAAGAATGCCCCGAGTAGCACGTAGAACCGAGACGACTAACAGCTCAGATTTTTGGGCCGCTTTTTGGAATGACCCGTCAAAACTGATGAAGTCCGCGCTTGAGTCCACGTTTAGTGGCTTATTTATCGAGTATTGTGAGAAGAATGATTTTGCTATTCGTGTACACGTAGCCAACTTCAGTCTGGACGAGGTTAACAAGCTGCACAAGGCTTTGCAGGCTTTCGCTAAGGACTTAACTAAGAAAGCAGGCAATCCGAAGCTTTACGAGTTCGAAGTAGCTGCGGCTATTCAAGACAACTCTTTTGTAAAATTCACACTTAATTACTAAGAAATGAGCAAGTTTATTGACGATAAGATTAAAGCCCTCCAAGAGGGCTTTAACGAGTACGCCCAAGAGAAGCACGGCAAAGACGGCGCCGTAGGCATGGTTGTCCTTATCGCTGAGCAAGTCGGCTCGGCTGAGGACCAAATCGAGTGGACCGGGCAGATGGTTAACATGGGTTCGACCAACATGCGAGTTGCCGCGATGTCTCAGATTTTCCTGCAGGCTGAGCGCCAGAAGACCGAAGACGACGCGCCCGCTCTTGCCGACGAAGACACGCCGCTTAACGTCCTTCGCGCCGCTGCAGAGTTCGCTACGGCAATGATTAAAGCCGGAGAAGCCGAAGGCGTACATGAGCTTACGACGTGTGAGCACGGCGTGGCACTTCCTCCCAACGGCTGCGACGGCCGGTGCCTCGCCTGTGCAGGTCTCAAAGCCCTTAAAAAGCTGAGCTGATGATACCCTACACCAATGGCTTTTTTGAAAGCCAATACGCCGAAGCGCTGGCCAAGTGCCTGCATGACGGTATACCCTCGGAGGACCGAACAGGAGTAGGCACGCGCCGGCTTCAGCACGTGACTTTCGAGTGGTCGGGTATCGCCGCTCTTCGGGGCAAGAAGCTGAACCTGCCGAATGCGGTCAGCGAACTGCTGTGGATGATGCTCGGCAAGACCGACCTCGAAAGTCTAAAGTCTCGTGGTGTCAACTACTGGGACAACTGGGTTAAGCCCGACGGGACTTTCGGGCCTATCTACGGAGCTCAGCTGCGAATGTTTGGCACACGCGCCGAGTGTTACGACTATAATGGCCGTTTTATCGAGTCGCAGTACGACCAGCTTCGCGAGTGTTGCCGTCAAATTGTCGAAGACCCATGGAGCCGCCGCATCGTTATGTCGCTTTGGAATCCGAACGACCTGACTGAAATGGCCTTGCCTCCGTGCCACTGCTTCTACCAGTTCACCGTGCTCCCGACGGGTGACGGCGTGCGAGAGCTCAACCTTCACATCACTCAGCGGTCGGCCGACGCCTTTATTGGCGTGCCGTACGACTTCCTTCTGTTCTCGTTCATGCTCCAGCTGGTCGCTCTGTTCTGCGACCGCGACGACGCACCTCTTCGTGCCGGAAAGATTTACTATACATGTAACGACTTCCACGTGTATGACAACCATAAAGGCGCGATTATGCAGTACCTGAAGCAGGTTACGAACCGGCGAGAAATGGCCAAGGCCTACGGAGCTATCGGGCTAACTGTGGACTCGTGGCAGGGCTTTACGCAGACTGTATGTTACTTCAGCGACATGTTTCGGTGCTGCTGGGCGGACATGCGAAACCATGGAACCATAGACGGCGAAGACTGGCGTAATATTGACGACTTCCTCGCGCTGGCTTGGAATGTACCCGAAGTTTTCGACTTTTCAGGCTACAGCTCGCAACCTTTCATCAAAGCCCCCGTGGCTGTATAACAAAACTATCCCCCAGACTCGCAGAAAGGCACCAAATTCGAGTCCGAATATGTGAGCTGGGGGTTTTTATAGGTAAACCCCTAAAAGCTTCCAGAAATGACGATTTTACAATGTGATGAAAAGCAGTACGTAGTACTGACATGGGGTATAGCTGAAGACTATACGTGTGCTGTATGCACTGACTGTGCGACGGGAGAGATTTTAAGCCTCGCATGGCCGGACCTCAGAAAGGCCAAAGTTATCGAGCACAACGGTTATAAGGTAGGTACACCCCTGCCTTTCGACAAGCGCTAAAGGAAAAGAGCGCTTCTTTACAGATGTTAAATTAAACAAGGAGTTTGGCTAACGATGTGAATCGGTGGCCAAATTTTTTTTACGCTATATACTATGTATATAGCGTAAGTTCTGAGCCCGGAGGGCCATATTTTTTTGCTTATATATACTATGTATATATAAGCAATTTTTTTCTGCAGAATTTTTCTATAGGCTATCAAATAATATTTAAGAATTATTTTGCAGAGACCTTTTAGAACGTTTTGCCAGTTTTGACTACAGACTGTAGCTTGGTAAAAATTAATAGGCTGAAACCCAAACTGTTATGCGTAAATTCTATAGAGAAATTCTATAAAATAATTTTACCGAGTATCAGACCGCTGATACCAAAAATGTTCTAAACGTCCTGCTATAACAACTTGACAGGTTTTTCGAGAAGTACTATAAATAAAATTTATACGAGCTGATTACCAAGGCTTTATACGCTGGGCCTGCAGAATTTCCCTATAAAATTACCCTGCGGTAAACCTGACAATTTAACATAATGTTAAAATTTTGGTACAAGCTGCAAATCCTCGCTTACAATCTGTAGGCAAACGCTGATTATCAAGCAGTTAGATTTATTAAAAATTTTTGCCAACGTATACGCCGTTTTTCCCGAAAGGCTTCGTATACCGCTTCGTATACCTGTTCGTTTACCAAACCTTTGGTTGAGGTGACTGGCCTTAATGACCTGAGCGTCAGGCGTTTAGATAGAGGCTTCAAAGTGAAGGTAAACGAAGTAAACAAAGAATTACATTATTAACTTATATTGAATTAAATTATTAGATACCCTATAAAATTATTTTATGGAATTATTTTATAGTGGACCTACAAATTTGTGCATTTTAAGCTTATATAGAAAACTTTGTTTACTTCGTTTACCTCTGGGAGAAGGGCCTTGATAATCAAGCAGTTATAAGAATTTAGGGGTAAACTAAGTACGACTTTTCAATTATTTTGGGTGAAGATGAAAAAAACGGCGTTTACCTGAGTAACCGCCGCACTCGTAAAAATATAGGTAAGGTGCCGCAATTCGGGAACGTCAATACTCGACTTCGATATTAGCCTCGTCAACTGAATAGAGGTCCGGCTTACCGCTGCCTAACCGGGCAATGAAAGTTTCAGCCTCTTCCATGGTTCGGCAAGGCTTCTGCCAAAGGACTTGGTTAATGCCATAACCCGATTTGTAAAGCTTCGTAATCGTAATAACTGCGTAATAAGTTTTCATAGTCGTGTGTATTAGTGTTTGTTTGTACTACAAATATAATACGGATATTTCGAATACGGAAATATTTGACCAACTTTTTTCATAAAATATTTTTATGGTTTTACGGTGACTTATAATCTTGGGAAAGAGTGTTGGCTTAGAAGCTACTCAGAGTTATCTTTTAAGTAAAAAGTAGTATCTGTCTACTTAATAAATATAGTACTTTGGCTATCCAGCATTTTCGCGCAAAGGTTGAGGGCAAAATAACGCAAGCGCGTTGGTGTCGCAACCTGTCACTGTGTCGCAACCTGTCACTGTGTCGCAACCTGTCACAAACAAATTAAGCCGGTCAGGCTTAACACCTGACCGGCTTAATTTGGGTCGCTGGATTTTTAGAACAAAGTTTCAATATCCCAAGTTAGAACGACGTCAAGGATAGGCGAGTACTTAGTTGTAATTTCACGACGGTAAGCATAAACCTCAGACCACAATTCTGCGCATTCGTGTTCGAGCAAGCTGTCAATATACTTGGCGAGCTCTGAGCGCTCTTCTGAATTGGTAAGGCAGTAAGCTTGTTGGAATTTCGTTTCACCAGCTTTAGCGCTTTGAATGGCCTGCGCGATTTGTGCAGCGGTAAGAATCGTGTTATTAATAATGTACGTTTTCATAGCTATTAGTGTTTGTTTGTACTACAAATATAATGTGTATATTTCGAATACGAAAATATTTGACCAACTTTTTTCATAAAATATTTTGATACTTATTTTACGGACTATAAAAATAAATATCGAAAATAATCGCCAAAATATTTTTTAGTTTGGAAATAACGTATTATATTTGTAGTACAAACAAACACTAATAGCTATGAAAACACAGACCTATAAAATTACTGCAACGAACGAAGTTCTTACCATCGAGGTTTATAGTACCTTTATTTATATTAAAGAGCGCGATTGCCAGTGTCCTACTGAGTGGCTTACCGAAGCCGTTGAGCGTGGTAAATTAGTACAAATTCTTAAATAATATAAGCCATGAAAGTAACCGCCGAACAAATCAAGAACGTGCTGAGCCTGAGAGGCCAGCGAGCTAACCAGATTCTTCAGTTAATGACCGCGGAGGAAAAAGACCGCTTAGGCACGATGCCGCGCACGTGTGTACATGAATATAAAGAAGCCATGACGGCTAAGTATAATGCAGCCGTAGAGGCTATTGAACGCGAATGGTTATGAGAATTAAAAGACTTCACCCCAACAAAAAGGCTGCGTTGGCCTACATAGCTACTTTGCCAAATTATTCTGGCGTAAAGGCATTCAAACTCAAGTCGGGCAAATGGTGGGTAGGTTCTTATCTTGAGTGGTTGAACAGATACTAACTATTTATAACACGCACGTATAGGGCGCAGGCAATTTGCCCGCGCCCTATCATTTCACAAAAGTCCAACCCTCACGCGCATGTATATTTGTTGTATGAACGAACTTTTGACCGAAGACATATTGCAGATTGCCGAGGTGATGGCTGACTTATTCGAGTCGGACGACTACACTGTCGGCGAAGTTTGTGCTATTGTGGGCATTACGCCGGCGATGTACCGGGACTACTACGAGACTATAGACGAGTTCCGGGCAATCGTCAACCGAGGCAAGAAGGCTCGGCAGGCAATTCTTATCAAAGCCGCTCGCAAGTCGCTGCTCAAGCTTATCGAGGGTTATCACTTCAAGACTACGACGGTTAAGACTGGCGGCAGGTTCGGCGATACGATTACAGAGTCCGAGGGCTATGTCTGCCCCAACCTCGGTGCCGTCCAGCTCGTGCTGACGAAGCTCGACCCTGATTTTAAGGAGTCTGACGAAGACGAAGTACCCCGAGAGGTAACATTTAACTTTACCGAAAATATAATGACCGATGGAACAGAACCCCAAAGAATCAAAGACCCGCAGCTTGCGCAAGGAACAATCAACGAGCGAACACTCCCCCAAACAGGTGGAGAAGACTAACGACCAGTACCCCGGAGTTACCGTCTATGTTGACGGCTTGGAGCTCGATGTACCGAAGCTCTACAACGCCGCGCTGAGAGCGCTGCTCAAAGGCGTAGCCGAGGTACGAGTGATATTCAGGGACGGCGAGAGAACTCACTTCTCCACGATTCCGCTGATGAGTCTGCACGACCAGCTCACGCAGACCTTCACCGAGTTCTTGGAGGCGTTCAACGCCGACCTGAAAAACAAGCTGACCGAAGATGCAAAGCAACGTCAAGGCCTCAGCTAAAAAGTGCTTCGAGAGAGGTATGGACGTGGCGAATACCGTGGCTTTTATCATGGTCAACCACTGCGCGGCAGAGTTGCCGCGACCATACCTCACGGCACGGAAGAGACTAACCGAAGAGGTAACTATATTCTTTGAAGAGTTGAGTAATGCAGTACGACCTTAATATAAGTTTCAGCAGTCCCGAGCAGGCTGCAGTGTTCAGGCAAGCGATGAGCGGCGACGTCCGTACGCTGCTTGTTCGTGGTGGCTCGGGTTCAGGCAAGACCTACGTACTTATGCTCGCTGTGCTGAAGCGAGCGATGAAGTACCCGGGTACTGAGCACTACCTGCTGAAAACAGACCTTAAGGTGCTCAAAGCCGGTTTCGACAAGAACGTTATCGGCTTTCTCAAGAAGAGTAAGATACCAGCAAGCCGCACGAAGAAGGCCAACACGACTTACTTCTACGACGAGGCCAGAAGCGAGCTCTATCTGGCTAACGGTTCGGTAATATACCTCCGACCTATACGCTCACCTTATCCCAGCAATGCGAAGGGTGATGCGGCTATTCTGGGACTCAACGCAGAGACCATTATGCTGGATGAGTCCACGACCATTGCCTACGCATGGTATCAGTTCCTTGAAACACGAGCGAGGTCGGCACACGGCTGTCCGCCGCTTATCGCGATGAGCGAAAACCCGGATGCACGAAGCTGGACGTCTCTGTACTTCGACCAAGAGATAGACCCGGCCACGATGTCGGCGCTTACGCCGATTCAGAAAGCCGAATCCAAGGTAATGCGTATCGAGGCTTGGAACAACGTTCTGCAGGACAAGAAGTACCTCGAAATGCTGAAGAACTCGGGCAATGCGCTTCGATTCTACTACGGCCAGATTGACCTAAGCCCGGACTATGGGCAGATTTACCAGTACGACGTGGAGGCATTCCCCTTCCGCATGTACAATATCTACGCCCTCGACCCCGGCTATCAGGCACAAGCCGCGATTGTCCAGCTCGGATTTGGCGGCGATTTGACCGTGAATGTCCGAGAGCTCTGCTACGCTCAGGGTTACGGGCATGACGACTACATGCGGGAAGTCCAGAAGATAATCGACCAGCACGCGGCTTATTATGAATGTATTCGTGCGAGCCTCAAACCCGGTCAAGAGCTTTGGCTCGCTCCCATTCAGCGAGTCCCGCACATTATCGTAGACTGCGCCAGAACGGACCTAATTGCCGATATTGACCGGTATTTCAACTACCGGATAGTCGGCAATCAACGATTCGCAGACGTCAAGGTGGTGCTTATTCCGAGCCGCAAAGGCGAAGCCAAGTACTACAGCATTGAGCGCGTCAAGAAGCTTCGGCAGAAGGTAGACCCGAACAGCAAGAACTACCTGAAGGAAATTGGACAGTACCGCTATGACGTGAGCAAGACCGACGACGAGAAAGTGCCAGACGGTAACGACAACTTGCTGGATGCAGCTCTGTACGGCATGCGGTATATCCTCGAAGACACGTTTGCGAACCAGCATTCGGCTATGACCTTCGACTTACTGCGGCAACAGATATTTGACCAAATTAAACACATAATCCCATGACCAACGACCAAATTAGCACTGCTCTCGGCATCGAGTTGCTGAAGGGCTATGCAGACGAAAAGGTGGATATGCTCAAAGTTCTCTGTAAGCTGAAAGGTGCAGAGAAACCCGAGCAGTTGACCAGAGCGGAAATAGCCGAGCTCACGACCTTGCAGACCGTGTTTGTACAGAGCACAGTCAACCCGAAGAACGTCGAAGAGGTTAATCTCTCTTTTCGTATCAAGGTGGCAGAAGGCACGTATCAGGTTGAGTTAGGCAAGTTCCTCGAACTCGATATTACGCTGCGAGCGCTGGACCTCGTAGAGGACTTCAACCCGCGGGACTTCGACCGCATCCCGGTGACTATCGGGTGCATCTACTCGAGCATCGTGAAGAACATGCTTCGGCTGTCCTCGAGCGAGGCCCACGTGGCAGCAGCGATTGCCGACGCGGTTCGTGAGCAAGTACCGTTCGAAGACAGTTACGCTCTGTACGATTTTTTCGTAATGTGGAAAGCGATTTATTTACCGAGCTCACCGCTTTCCAAAAAGGCATTGATTCGCAACTACCGATTGCGGCGAAGAATACAAAGGCCTACGCGGCTGCTTTTGAGCAAGTCATTGGCAGCTTCGCCCCGGAGCTCAAAGAGAACTACCAGCGCTTTCAAAAGCTTGCGTTTTATCGCAAGTATGTTGAAGGCCCAGATGATTCGCTGGTTCTGGCTTACAATCGCATCCTTGCGAAGATGATGCAGGAGAAAGCCGCTGACTACGCGAATTTCCAAATAAACAACAAAGATGGTAAATAATGCCGATACCTTGTGTAGCCAAGTCGCTTTGGAGTCCGTGCCGATATTCAGGTACGAGTACATAGCAACCGGCTACACGAATACGGGCCAGAGCCTGCTCGGCATTAACGCAGAAGGTAACAAAATTGTAGCGCCGGTCTCTGTATACACACTCGTATTTGGGCGCGGTCCCTCGGTCAAGTTCCCGCCTTGGGGGTACGAGTATGGTACAGAGACCCCTACAAGCTTAATGGAATGGTGCATGACGAAGCTCGGGGCTTCAGCGCAAGAGGCCCGTGGACTGAGCTTCGTTATTGCCCGTTCTATCAAAGAACACGGCAACCAAGTCTACAGAGGTCTTAAGCCACCGGTCCCGACCGAAGGCACGGTACAAAAGGCCGATGAAGCTGCTTTCAACGCGGTAAATGACACGGTAGCACAAATGATTAAGAAGTATGGACTACACTAATATTATGGCTCTTTTATGTCCCTCGACCCAGCCGGTCGAGGTTGGCTATTTATGGGCAAAGTTCGAGGTGCTTAACCAAGAGTGTAGTCCAATTATACCGGGCTGTAAGTTCGTTTACTATTGTGCTAACCAGTTCATCGCAGCCGAGTTGCTGACGAACCAGATTAAGCCTACGCTCGTACGAGACCAGAGCTACTTTGTTATCTACCCGATTACCGATACCGTCGATATTGGAGGAAACAAATCCGTAGACAATACGACCTTTGCAGTCGTGCACTTTGGTCTGCATGAGACCCATCTTTCGCAAGCTGTTGCGCGTACGAGAACTACCCAGCTACTCGAGTATTTCCGCATGACCCAGCAGCGTTATATATCCAGCATTCGCATCAATAATACAACGTTTAACGAATGGGCCGACGACAACAGCGTGCTCCAGCAATACACCTCCGTGGTGACTGTTCGTGCCGTCGAGCCGTTCGGCTTAGCTCCTAATTGCCCATGAGTCCACGAGCCATAACAACGGCCTTAGAAGTCGTTTCGTCACCGGTCTACACTGACCCGGCTACGGGGTTTAAGTACAACGTAGTCGGGGCTTTGTCTACTGTCAGCTTTCGTTTCAAGTCATTGCAGGCTAAGCTCGTCAAAGTAACGAGCTGGAACCAGTTTGCACTTGTAGAGGTAAGCGCAGACATTAAGGAATACCTCGAGCAGGTGGCTGCGGCTATGGGCACTACCTACGCGCAGGTCTATATTGAAGACACCGACCCGAACGGGTTTAATTATAGCAAGAGCTACAACGTTCATCTGCATGAGAATACAGCTGAAGGACATTCTCAGCTGGAGCTCCATGACATAGCCAACGACAATACTAAGACCTTCTATGGAGTTAAGAGCTGGGCTGATAATTACGACTCGCAATGCGTCTACCAGTATCGCAATAATCTGACCTTTGAGGTCTACGATACCACTCCGGCAAATGGTGTTGTGCGTGACGTCTTACTGTACACCAGCCGTACGCAATTAGCGGCAAACGGCTACGTAAGCTACAATATTTCGGAGCTTGCCAAGGGCTATGTAGGCGAGACGGGCGGCATAGGCTTGTCGGTCAAAGTAACGAGCCGTGACTTCTTTGGCAACACTGCCGAAGTAATGACTGAGCAGTGCATTTTGGTACGGGCTCGAGTTCCCCAGATAAACTATGGTTCGTACATTATGTACAACCCGGAGAACAAAGGCCAAGCGCTTCCTACGACCGGCTACAAGCTTTTCTACGGAGCCGAGCGTGTTTGGCCTTTTTATGTTAACTTCATCACTAATGACCTTATGGGTGAAGAAGACATAACTGTAAGGCTTACCGTTAGTTTTTACAAAGCCGGCAGTCAGGTAGGCCGCGCTATTGTACAAATACCCACCGTTGTAGGCCTGAATGTTATTGACCTTACAGACCCAAGCCTTGCGGCAAACGGTGCTACGATTCACGACTTAATTCTACAATACCAGCCCGATACACTTCGAGTAACTCCGAGCTACGTTATGCAGAATGAAGGTGAATTTGAATCAGCGCAGTTTACTAACCAGTATTTCATCTCCGGCCAAGCCAGTGACGAAGTAGGCGCAACGGTTCAGGTTCCGTGCGTGAAGTACGAGCTCGACAACCGCCGAGACTTCTATTTTGTATTCCAGAATGGCATTGGCGGTTTATCGTCATACCTCTGTACTGAATACACACGTCAGGTAGACCCGGAGATTGTGGCGCTGCGTAACGCCGATACCATAGGCAACTCTATTGCTCGTGAAACCGAGACCGTAGAACTCGTATTCAAGTATATCGACTTGATAGGTCTTAAGTTTTTATTCGGCTATGATATACACACGCTTACCAAAGTAGACGGTGTGTACGAGTCCATTACAGTCACACGGGTAGGAGCTAAGGGCGATAAAGTAACGTGGATTGTCTCCGAAGGCCAATACGACCTCCCGAACTCCACTAAGTACAAAGATATTTCATTCTCGGTTTACCGACCCATCGGTATGACCCAAGCACAAGGTTAGTATGTTATCGAAACTTGAGTTAATAATAAACGGGCAATATCAGTTATACCTTCCGGCCGAGGGTATAACTATTTCGTTATTATCTAACGAGTTCAACCTGCTTACCAACAACACCGCCGAGAACCGGCCGTTGTCCATTACTGAGACCTTTGAGATACCGCTCACGGAGAACAGGCACGTATTTGAGCAGCTGCGAGGCGAAGACAAGTACGCAGAACTCAAGTACAACGATATTACGCTTATCGCCGGACTGGTTTTCGAGTACTCGGCTGACGAGCAAAAGAAGGTCATTCTACTTACCATTACGTCCGGGTTTAAGGCCATGGTCGACGCAATGGGCGACAACGTTTTCTACCTCGATACGATTGACCTCTCGCGATACAACTATATTGTCAGTACGTTCGGCGCGCCGAGCGGCGTAGCTACTCCGTTGCGCTGGGGTAAGTACAATCCTATGGACACGACGACCGGCACAATTGAGTTGAACGATTCGAATGTGCGGGACTTCTGCAAGCCGTCGCTCAACTTGCTCGACTACTTTAAGGAACTGTTCCAGCGTAACGGCTGGGACGCTCGGTGGGATAAATGGACTGACCTGCAGAAAAAGGTATGTCTAATGCCTACTGTTCCGTATACTGTCAGTAGCTTCGGTTTCAAGTGGACCAAGAATGGCAAGTACTCGATACCGCTTCAGCCCAATGAGGACAGACTGCTGACGCTCGATGCGTCTACGTTGAATTACAACCTCAAAGGCGGGTGTGACATACAAGCCCAAAATCGCGTCCAACCTCGTTACCCGGCCAGAAATATGGCCTTCAGGCTTAAAGCTCAATATACGAGCCCGGATGCTTTTGAATTGACACTTTTCGAGGGTACTAATGAAATAGCTTTCGTCCAAGCCCTCGGTGACACAAAGATAAATTATATCACCGACTGGATTAATACTAAAGAAGGTATTGACCCGCTTACGCTTCAAATAAGCAACCCGCACAACTACGAAATTACGATTGAGTTCGATATTTTCGAGTTGTATAATCTGGTTACGGTCTACGAGACGAACGAAGACACTTACCTTGACCCGGTAGGCTTGATGTTCCCAGTGGCTGAGAACTTCCCGCAGCTTACACCGCTCGAGATTTACCGAGAGTTCTTAACGCTGTTCCAAATGGCGCAGACGTCAGAAGACTCGTTAAAGGAAGTCGATTACTACTTTATCAACGACATTCCTAATAAGAGTTTCGAGCGCGTAGATGTTAACCCTTATCTTCTCTGGGACGGCTATACAATACTTAGCGACAAGATTAACGGCTTGGCTAAGCTCAACGCTATCCGTTACCACAACGACCTGAAGAAACAGCGCTATTTCAAGGTGGACATTGCCCCGCTTCCGGCAAGCGGTACTTACTTTGAAAGTTTGTTCGCAGCCGCACCTATTAATAAATTGTGGGCATGCGCGTGCATACCTGCGCTGCAGTACAAAGTCAAATCGATAACTCCAGCAGGCGCTACCGAGGCGATTCCTTTCGAGTACCTCGAATGGCATGACGTCAGCCCGCAGCTTGCCTATTATGACGAGACAATGCAGTCCATGCAGTTCGAAGAGATGAAGATGCCTAATATAGTCGCGAAGTACTGGGCTAACTGGTTAACCTTCTTATCGAGTTTCGACGGGTACACACCTACAGTCTACGAGCTGAGCCTGCGACTGTATTACTACCAGTGGAAACAGCTGTTTGGCCAGCGAAACCTTTTCTACTATCTTTCAAACGCCCTTCTTATCGAAGGTAAGTACGACGTCATAGAACAACAGTTTACAGGAACCTTTTTAAGCTTGCGTTAATATGGATTCGCAGAACAAAATACTAACAATATTTGAGTACACCTCGCAGAACTACGAGACGGTACTCGCTGAGATGGACGCAGCTCTGAAGAAGAGCGCGCAGCTTCGCGAAGAAAACGCAGAGCTGAGCAAGCTCCAGTCGGCCCAGTCGGCCCAGTTAGCTGAGCTTAATGAGAAGTGGCGTAAGTTTAACGAGACCTTGGACTCGAACTCTACCAAAGAAGCACGTGAAGAGTTTGAGAAGACTAAGGTATTGCTCGAAGAAACTACAGCCGCGCAAGCTAAGCTTACAGCTAAACATACCGAGAATACCAAGGTTATCGAGAAGGAGAACAAGGTCAATAAAACCCGGCAGAAAATTCTTACCGATTATATGCAGGTAATGGGTGAGCTGCAGAAGGGAATTGACAAGGTAACAAGTTCCGAGCAAGCCCTTGGTAATGCTCGTAAGTATTTGGAGCAGCAGCTCAAAGCGTCTAAACAGGACACGGAACACTATGCCGAAGTAGCTAAACAGCTCGGTATGGTGTCTGAAGCCTACGACCAAGTAATTGCCAAGCGTAAGGTAGCGGTGGCGCAAGGTAAGGCAGAGGCTAATACAATCGAGGCTATGCGCGAGCGCGTAGCTGCGCTTAATAAGGCTTGGAAGCAGATGGACCGGGATAAACCTGAGTTCAAGACGCTTACCAAAGAACTTCGTGAAGCTACAGACGAGCTCAAAGCAGCCGAGGCCGAAGCCGGCATTTTTAGCCGCAATGTGGGTAATTACAAGTCAGGCTTTGATGGACTCAGTTTCTCGCTGGCTCAGATAACCCGAGAGGCTCCGGCGTTCGCAAATAGCCTGCAGACTGGTTTTATGGCTATTTCTAACAACATTCCTATTTTTATAGATGAGTTAGTACGAGCCCAGAAAGCAAATAAGATGCTCAATGCTGAAGGTATTAAGACACCTTCGGTGGCTAAGCAAGTAGTCAAAGCCCTTTTCAGTTGGCAGACTGCACTCTCGGCTGCCGTGGTTGTACTTACCGTATTTGGTAAGGCCATGGTAGAGTGGGTTATACAGCTTGCCAAAGGGCGTAAAGGCCTTGACGAATATACTTTCGCGCAGAAGCAAATGGATGCAGCTTTGCTTGCGGGCCGTAATGGGTACGCAGCAGAGATAACTAACCTCGAACTTTTGTACGAAGCTTCACAAGACGCTACAAGGTCATACCAAGATAGGCTTAACGCCGTAGAGGCTCTGCAAAGACAGTACCCTGATTATTTCGGCAATCTTACTGCTGAGAAGATTCTTGCAGGTGAAACGTCAGATGTCTACGCTTCGCTTACTGCGAATATTATTGCTAAGGCCAATGCTCAGGCTGCGCAGAACAAGATAACGGAGAACCGAGAGAAGCTGAATACGCTTGAGAGTATCGAGGCTTACCAGCAGTTAATCGGAATCAAGAAGCAGTATGACGCGCTTCTTGCACGTGGTCGTCAAGCAGGTAATACGGATGAAGAGTTTACAGATATTCTTCAGTCGTATGTGGAAGCTATGGACGACGCGCAAAAAGCGGTTAAGAAGCAGCTTAAGGAGCTTGACGAGGACCTGTACAAAGAGGCGAACAAGTGGAGTAAAGACTATTATTTCGAGTACGCTGATTTTCTGCAGAAATCAAGTGACAGGTTGGCCAAGACTGCTGCCGATAATCTTGTAAAGGTTAAAACCGACATGAAGAGTGTTGCTGATACGCAACAGTCTTACACTACCGCATACCTTTCAGCAGTTAGCAAGCGCCTCGAGGCTGAGCGTGAGCTTGCTAAAGCCGAGTATAACAAAGACCAAGAAGGTATTAAAACGGCTAAAAAGGCTCTTGAGAGCCGAGTGGCTGCTGAAAAAGCAGCTCGAAGTAAGATAGCTAAGATAACACAGGCCCTTTTGGATGAGGTAGCGCTTGCCGAGTACCGCTCCGGTGAGCAGACGACCACGTGGATTGAACAGCAGGAAGAGAAAAAGCGCCGAGCAGCTGAGCAAACCGCGGCTAAAATCGTAAAAACCAACGCTGATATTTACAAAGCTGAGGCCAATTTGCTCAAGGCGCGCCTTGACAACGACGCTAAGGGTATCGCGACCTACGAGGCTTCAGTCGAAGCGCACAAAAGAGCCCTTGCCGAGCTCCAGAAAGCCGGTGTACAGCTTACCGAAGAGCAAACTGAGGCCCTCGCGGATGCTCAGCAAGGCTATTATGAGAAGATACGCGAAGGGTATCAGAAGACGCAGCTCGAAATTCAGCAGCTGACCAAGGCGATTGCTGACGCAGACACCGAAGAAGAGGCCGCAGCGCTCCAGAAGACACTCGAAGCGGCTAATGCAAGGCTCGAAATCTACAAAGCTGAGGCCGAAGCTCGTGGTGTAATACTTTCTGACGCTAACCAGAAGTATTTTAATGCCTTAGACAAGAATTTTGACTACTTTTCTAAGACGTTGCAGAGTTCTTTGAACCTGATGAACAAATATTCGACCCAACAAAAGTCTGTTTGGTCGAAATTGTCGTCTGCTATTGCACTTTTGTTCGCCAAAGCCTTCGATGTCAAGAATCTGCAGAAGTGGACCAAGGAATCGAAGGCCACAGGTAAGAGCCTGAAGGAACTGCAAAAGAAATCTAAGGACCTCAAGGCCGAAATGATTGGCCTTGGCGGCGCCGTAGCTCAGGCCGGACTCGCGGCAGCAGCCGAAGTGCTCAATAACAGCTTTGAGGCTGAGAAGGACCAGATTAACGAGTTCTACGAAGAGCTCGAGGCTCGTGCGCAAGAGTCTTATGACACGCAGTCGGCTATGCTCAAGCGCAAGCTCGAGAAAGACCAAATTTCAGAGGCTCGGTACACGCTCGAGCAGATGAAGCTCGATAAAAAGAAGAAAGACAGCGACGAAAAACTGGCCAAGGAGAAAGCCGAGAAGCTGTACGACGTAGAGGTTAAACAGTTCAAAGTAAACCAAGCCCAGCAGAGCGCGCAGGCGGCTATCGCCGGAGCCGTGGCTATCATGTCTGCGTACGCGGTTAACCCGTTTGTAGGCGCAGCAATGACCCCCGTAATCGCAGCGCTTACGGCAGTACAAATTGCGGCTATCCTTGCTCAAAAAGCGCCTGAACGGCCTAAGTTTGCCAAAGGCGGTATGGTTGACTTCATGCCAGTTGATGGCCCGAGCCATGACAATGGCGGCGTACCGGTACGTATCGGAAATCGGGTAGTCGCAGAGGTAGAAGGCTCCGAGGGCGCGCTTATTATATCGAAGCGCGCAATGCGCAATAAGTACATGCGCGCACTCCTGAGTCAGGTGGAAATGCTTAACCGTGGAATCTCCGGTGAGAACGGTGTGCCTAATAAATTTGCCAAAGGTGGCATGATGGATTGGGACGCGTTCTACGACCAAGCTAAGGCCTCGATTAACATTCAAGATAAAGGCCGCGTTTGGCATAATGGTAAGTATGCGCGTTGGGCAATAGTTACTGATAAAAACGGGTCTTATTGGTACAAGTACCCGCGTGCAAAATATCGTGACTGGTTACTCGAGGAACTGGCCAGAAGTCAGGCCAACGAGATGTGGGATTTGTACCAAGCCGACTTTTCTAAAAACTTAGAGTCTAAGCTCGACGAAACCGAGGCCAAGTACGATAAGCAGTTTGCCGATAACGAGTACTTAGCTTCGATGGGTATTGGAAGCGTGGCAGATTACAACGCCGTGACTGCCGACAAGCAGCGAGACCTCGACTGGATTAATGAGGAGATAGCAGCCCGCGAAGCTCTTGCCGACGCCAAGAAGGAAGACCTCAAGGCTTCGCTTGAGTATGACGAGAAAATGGCAGAGTTCGAGAAGCGTCGTGCCGAAGCATCGAAAGAGCTCGCTGAAGCTAACCAAGCTTTCAGTGACAAGGTGCTTAAGGAGATGCTCGACGCTGGCCAAATTACCGCAGAGGAATACGAGTCCTATATGGACCAAATTACTCACGGTTACGGAGCCAAGGTTAAGGACATTATCAACCTCAAAAAGGAAGAGGTTGAGAAGGTCAAAGCGCTTATCGAGGAAGAGCGTAACGCCGAAATCGACGCGCTTAACGAAACCTACGACTACCGCAAGGACGCGCTCGCGCAGATTCGAGAAGACTGGGAAACGGAGTACGAAAGTATTACGCAGCAGATTATCGAAGACGTAGAAGGCGCTACGGAGGCGGTAGCTACGCTCACTGGCACCGACTTAGAACGGTATAACCAGATACTTGCCATACAGCAGAAAATCAAGAAGCTCAATGAGGACTACGCAGCTAATGAGACTCTGCTTAACGACGAGTATATTGAAAGTCGCGAAGAGCGTCAGCGTCTGCTCGACGAGCAGCTGCGTATTCAGAAGGAGCTTGAGCTCGCTGAAGAAGAGGCTGAGAAGGCCAAGGAGGCATTTGAAGCTGAGCGCGAGAAGAATATGGAGTCTGCTCGCAAACAGTACGAAAAAGAGAATCAAGAGGCTTTACTCGAGATGATTAAGGCCCTTGGCGCGCAGCTCCAAGAGGAAGATAAGTGGTCACTCGATAAGATTCTCGAGAGCCAGCTTAACGACGAGCTTAAGAAGGTTAATGAGACCTATGACGAGCAGATTGCTAAGCAGGATGCAATCATAGAAGGTTTACAGACTGAGGCGGACCAGATACAACTCAACTATGACAAGAAGATTGCCTACATTAAAGAGGAAGAGCAGGCGCTCAAGGACAGTCTTGCCGCTCAGGAGGCAATTATAGACGCTTGGGTAGAGGACAGTCTTGCAGGTCTTCGTGCCGATGCTGCGGCCTTAAACAAGGTCTTGGCCGCTTTGAAAGTAGCCGCTTTCGAGTCTGGCCTTGCTGGTTACGAGAAGATGATGGACGACCTCCAGAATGCGCTCGAAGACTACCAAGCAGCCGGAGGAGAGTACCGAGGTAAGAAGTTCGCGAACGGTGGCGCAATTGAGTTAGGCTCTGGCTTGTACTCGGTAAACGGTCCGTCACACGCTAACGGAGGTGTAGCGGTCAGCATCGGCAATACGAAGATTGCCGAGGTAGAGGGTATCGAGAAGATGCTTGCGATAAACAAGCGCGCTGCAAATGACCCCGAGATGATAGAGGCGCTTAACCGAGCGTCAGCAGTTAATAGTCGGTATACCGGTGTGCCGCTTGTAACCGGTACGCCTGAGCGTCAAGGCTTCTCGCTTGACTACGACCTACTGGCGAAGCGTATCGGCGACCAAATCAATCGCCGGCCGATTGAGACCTACGTAACTAATACGTCAATTAGCCGTGCGATGCGTATCACAGCTCAGCACAAACGTTCGAGCTTTATGTGTTGATTGCTCTGTGGATTTTCCACAGAGCAATTGCTCTTTTGAATTAGTATTTTTGTAATAAAGAATAAAAGCCAATGGCAACATTAGTAGGAACTCCTCAAGTAAGTAACAGTGAAGGCTTAGCAGGCCTCAGCACTCCTATATCGTATTCGAAAGAGACTGGTCTTGCCTTGCAGCTGGCTAACATGTTGGCCTCTGCTGGACAGGTTGTACCGTATATGCGTAAGCTTACGCCGGCACAATACTTAACTGGTGACTATCCCGGCACTAAGCCTGATGGCTATGTCGCGGGCCACTATAAGCTCTCAATGCTCGAGATGCCGGAAACAATCGCGGTCTATGACGACGTGTTGAAGGTATGCCAGCCCGTGATGGTTTACCAAGTCGGTACGCCCACGCAGCTTATTACTACAAACTTTCCAGTTATACTTGAAACAGGTACCTTTACTATCGGAGGCAAAGCTGTGCCTGCGGTAAGCGAAGGTCAGTCGGTGCTTTTGCGTTTCTACAAAAACGCAAACGTTGCGATTATCTGGAATACAAGTAACATTACGAACAACGGCCTTACAGACGAGGTAATTACTTCGACGACCGAACTCGCCTTTATCGTTACGTACCTTAATGGCGCGTACCGGGTAACGGAGTGGCTTTCGCCTAACTTCATTACGACCCAGCTTAACACGCTGAAGACTGCAAAGAAAAACAACTTTGCGTCGATTATCAACGAGCTTTTCGACAAGATACCCGCGCCGGTAACGCTGCCCACTTATGACTCTACTACGCTTAAGTTGGCTAACAACATTCTGAGCGTTATCTTGGCACCGCAGGCGACTAAAGCAGGAGTGCTTAATAATGCGTTCACTGTTGTGGATTTTACTGACCTTAATGGTGAAGGCATTGACCTTAATAATACGGGTGAGACTTGTATATTCAGGTGGGGCGGTGAGTCTTACAGTCCTCCCCCGGGGTATACTGACGAGACTATGCCCGGTTTTGGTATTGCCATGCGCGCCAATGCCAACGAGTATTATTTGCTGGCTATGTGCCGCAAAAGCAAGGTCAGCGCAGAGTTTAACCTGAGTATCGGGGTTAGTCAAGTTGACGGGGGCGGTATAGACTGGACACAGATTGGCGGAGCTCCGAACTCGTACAGGATTGACGACTTCAAAAATGTAAGTGCTATACTTGCTCAGCTCAAAGATAATCAAGTAGCCAGTATCTACAATACCGGTTCTTTGGTTCAGAACGGGCCTACGGGTACGAGCACCTTTGGCTGTCTTGGTACTATACAAAAAGGTAGTGCTGGTGGTTACGTTAACGCGATATTTCATGTAACCAATGTAGCTGGCGGTACTAACTTGCAGAGCTATATTGGTGTGCTGTGCTCTAATAGCACCAGCTTAAAATGGGTTAGTCTTAATGACGCTAACGAACGTATTCTTTTAGAAAACTGGAGCTCCGGTTTTAGTACTACTAACGGCAGTATACAAATTACTACACGCGAAGTAGTTAACTCCGGCGACAAAATTCGGGTACAAGGTCAGATAGTTTGCGGAGACGCTGAGCCAGCTACCGCTTTTGATGTAACCGGAGTAATTACAGAGGGCGGTGTTGCTGTGCTTACTCAAGCAGCATATCGCTGGGATGATTTGGGATTAGCAATACTTATTTTTGAGTGTCTCTCGAGTCCCGATACCAACCAAATACAGCTACGCTGGTTTCTCGATAACAATACCTACGGAGACTATACAAAGCTTACCATACACAAAATAACAAAAGTCATTGGATAAGGTGTACCAATATTTAAGTGCTGGAGTCTGCAGTTTTTTTAGCTTGCTTGTACCAGTCAAGTCCTTGGTATTGATAGCCTTCGTCTTTATCGGCGTAGACTTCATAACTGGGGTGCTGGCAAGCCGTGCCAGAGCTAAAAAAGCAGGCAAGCACTGGAGTTTCCGAAGTCTTAAGGCTTGGCATACTGTTACTAAGACTGTATTTACTGCAACCGGCATTTGCATGGTTTACCAACTCGATACGGTATTCGAGCCTTTAGCTTCGCTTCACTTGGTAAATATCTTTACCGGATTTTTGTGTGGAGTTGAGCTCTGGAGCTACCTCGAAAACGCTGCTGAAATATCAGACCACCGCGCTTTTAAGTGGGTGCGTAAGCACTTAGAAGAAGAGCTTAACGAGAAGACTACTCTCGGTGACATGTATACTGACTTAGAGAAAGATATTCATGAAAATACTGGTAAAAAGGACCTTCCTCGGTGATACGTACACGATTGGGCACATGTATATTAATGGTGTCTACTTCTGCGATACCCTTGAGGACCCGGTACGAGACACCAATAAAAATGGTGTCTTCGATAACGGCGAGAAGAAGATTGCCGGAGACACGGCTATTCCTTACGGTACTTACCCAATAACTGTAGATGTCTCGCCTAAGTTCAAGCGGGAGCTACCGAGACTGGCTGGAGTGGCTGAGTTCGAAGGTGTTCTTATTCACCGAGGCAATACAACAAAAGACACAGCCGGCTGTATTCTCGTAGGTGAGAACAAAGTCAAAGGTAAGGTTATTAACTCGACGCCCTACGAAGAGCGGATTGTAAAGCATTGCAAGGCTGCTATCAAAATGGGCGAAGACATTACGATAACAATAGAATAATGGCAAAGACAATTAAAATACAAGGTGTTATTGAGCCTGACATGCTCAAGCAACTTGCCGAGCAAATCGAGGAGCAGAAAATCGAGTCTGGTGACAAGGTAAACGTGCTTTTCGATTCAATCGGTGGTGTTATTGACGTTGCTTTCGGGATGGCTGAAGTTTTCGATACTATGCAAAGCGAAGGTATCGAGCTTCGTGCCGTTGCAGAGGGCAAAGTCTACAGCTCTGCTATTATTCCGTTTTTGGCTATCGAAAATCGGGTAGGCCTGAAGCACTGTTCTGTTCTCGTACACCCGGCACGCTACGAAATGCTGACCGACGTAACCCTCGATTCTATCGAAGAAACCAAGGCTGAACTCGGTAACTATACGGAAATGATGGAGGAGTTTTACGAAGAGCACGGAGTACCTAAGAACATTCGTAAACACCTGCGCAATGGTAGCGAGCTTACACTTAGAGGTCGTGACTTAATTAAAGCTGGTTTCATTACCGACTTTGTAACCGAGTCTGCGCAGCTGTATAACAAATTCCGTGCGGCTGTAGACAAGTACTTTCCTGCAGTACCACAGTTTAACTATATTCTCAATTCAAACCAAATTTCAAGTATGACGAGCAAACAAGTCAAAGCTATGGTTGATAAAGCCATTAGCGAAGTCATTCCCGGTATCGTAGCCGGAGTGGCTAAGGCGGTCAATGAAGCGTTGACCGCCCCGGAAGAGGAGCCTATGAACAAGGCTACTGAGCTGACCGAGGACGAGCTCGCTAAGCTGAAGGGTTACATGCACAAAACTCCGGTGGAAGTCGAAGGCAACGAAGAGGTCAAGTACCTCGTACACGGCGCCAAAGACTTGGAAATCGACCACGACGTATGGCCGATTGCCGAAGGCGGTGACATTGTAAAGCTCGAGGCTGGCGACCACAAGTGCAAGGTGGACGGCGAGGACTTCGTGATTCATTCGACCGGTGACGAGTGGTTTATCCACAGCAAAGATGTCGCCAATCAGGACCCGACGCCCGCACCGACTCCCGACTCTACTCCTACGCCGGCCCCGACCAACGAGGACCCGGAGAACGACGAGCCGAAAGACTCGAAGCCTGAGGAGGAGGACCCGAAACCCGAGGACAAGCCGAAGGCTCAGAACAAAGGTTCGCAGGCGCCGAAGCGCGAGACCGGTAAGGTACCGGTCAACAAGTCCAACGTTGCCAAAGAGGCCTACGAGCTGTTCCAGCAGTACGGTCCCGGCTGCGTGGGGGCAAAGTAACCCAGTAAGTAAAACTTAAAACAAGACAATTTTATGGCAATTACAGCTGCAACCATTTCGAAAGCGGTCTTCGACAAACCCGTACAGCCGCTTTTCAACACGATTTACATGAGCTCCATCAATGCGGGCATTCCTGTAATCGTGACAAACACGAACACGAACCTGAAGGTGACGGCCAAAGCCACCATCGGTTCAGCGCCTCAGGGCACGCAGATTACCGACGAGATGTTCACCACGTCGACGTCCGGTTTCGAGGTGGACGGGTTCTCCATGAACAACGACACCTACTTTACGCTTCTCGACCTCGAGAGCAATATCTCTCAGCTGCCCAACGAGTTCCGTACCGACGCGGCCGGTCTGGACCCTGCATCGCTCGTGGAGATTCTGCTCACCATCGGCAACCGCATGAGCGAGCAGCTTCTGGCAAACTACTTCGCCAAACTGCAGACCAACGTCGAGGCTATCGTGCCTGCCGACAACCTCACGTTGTCGATGGCCGGCAAAATCGAGTGGGACCCGACCAAGGCCGTTACTGGTGACGTACAGAGCATCGCGACTATCCTCGACGGCATTCTCGCCGGCTTGCCGCTGACCATGCAGGTCGGAGGTGCCGCTGGTTCCATCGTGACCGCGTGGGTTTCGTCGCAGAACTTCGAGACCATGAAGGTCGGTGTCATTCAGGCCTACCAGTACAACAAGAACGGTGGTATGACTACCAACTTCTTCCAGTACTGCAAGGAGGAATCGACCATCGACGAGTCGCGCCGGAAAATCAACGACGAGTTCGTGCGGTACAAGAACGTCCTCATTCTCCCGCTGAACGGCATGAAGGCCGATTCGCTTATCCTGACCTATCAGGAGGGTATCGAGAAGGGCCGTGTCTTCTACGACAAGGTGCCGGCGGCTCAGCTGAACAACTTCTACATGGTTATCAAGGGCGCGTTCATCCGCAACGACCAGCTCACTGTGCCCGTCAACGAGAAGTCGCAGCAGATGTTCTTCAACCTGCCGTATCAGGTTGGTGAGCTGCTGACCATCAACAAGGTGGAGAACGCAGTCGCGCAGTACAAGGTGCTGGCCAAACTGTCGTCCGGCCTGCTGTTCCGCGAGGTCGACAAGGTGTTCGGCGTGTTCCCCGACGAGACGACTAAGGGTTAAACCAAAAACACAACACAAAAATGGCAACAACTATTGTAAACAAATGTCGTCCTACGGACGTAAAATCGAATACGTGGTGCCTCAAAACCATGTTTTCGCTCGGTGAAGGCGCCGACTTGGTATTCCTGCCCGTAGCGGTATGGGGCCAGATTAAGAAGCGCTGGTTTATCACGCAGGCGAGCAACGAGTCCAACGCTCCGATGGTTCTGGCCGAAGAGGCCGGCTCTACGCAGATGGCGTATATCTACAACGAGCCGGTAGTCACCTCGCCTAAGACCGTTCTGGAGGTCCTTTTCCCGGATGCTTCGGCTGCGGACGCCGAGAAGTTCGGCCTGTACTTCGCCGGCAACAACCTGATTTTCAACCCGACGCTTGGCAACTCCATCGAGCCGAACGGCGTGCCTTACCAGACCTCGGCTTTCTCGCTCCCGGTCGGTTCTGACCGCGAGTACGACGCCCTCGTGCAGTACCTGCAGGCCAACGCATGGGTCGGAATCAAGCTGTCCGCAGACGCGCAGACGATGCACGTGTACGGCGGTCCGCGCGGGTACTTCCCGAAGGCTGATGAAGTGGCAGAAATGCTCTTCTCAGGCAACAACGAGGCCAAAGGCGAGACCGCTGCGGCGTTCGAGGTTGCAAAGGCCAACTACGCAATCGAGTACGTTACGCTCGGTGAGCAGACGGTCAACAAGAACGCGCTTAGCGACCTTATGGGTTACTTCAAGGACGGCGCATGCAAAGAGAACGGCTCCGAAGTAGTTTCGGCGTAAGTTCTTCCGCAAAACAGTTCTTATTACAGGGCTACGCCGCTCGGCGGCGGCGTAGCTCACTAATACGAGATTGACAAGATGAAACTTTATGACAGACTTATAGCAGGTGTAGTGTGGCTTTCTAAGTTCACTATATTCTCACCCATGAATTTGCAGGAGGACACGGCTCTCAAAGACGACCTTATGCAGTGGGGTAACTATGCTATAGGGAACAACATGTACCCCAACCTGTTTAATATCTTCGTAAAGTATTCGCCTACGGCTGACTTGGTTCTCAACCGTCTCGTAAAATACGCTTTTGGCAATATACCTAAGGAGATAAAGAACCAGCCGACCACGCTTGAAAGCTCGTTCACCAATACAGTTCAGGCGCTGGTCAAGAATGCAGGCCGTGACGCTTTTATGTACAAAGGTTCGTTCGCGCTTTGGGTCGGGTATAACGCAGAGTCTAAAGTTAACGAATTTGTCTGGGAACCGGTAGAGAATATCCGGTATATGAAGCGTGACCCCGAACTCTACCCGTACACGGATAATGATTACATGCTCGCTATTCTGGACAGCGAAGGCCAGAAGGTAGCAGCGGTTTATTACCCGTACGAGCCTAACCGGGTCGCAGAGCAGACCAGAAACTTCGAAGCCGGACGCGCGGTTGACCCGAGGCTCGGGATAGGTCAGGTATTGTTTTACAACTCTATTGACGGCCAGCTGTACCCGGATTGCGTATTTAACTCTATGGTGCCTATCCTGCTGACTGACGCGGGTACTGACACAATGGTAATGAGTTATCTTGCAAACTCTGACCTACTTAAGACCTATAAGAAGAAGGCCGGAGCTACGGGCGCAGACACGACGAATACCCTTGGCGGGTTGTTTGACGGAGAACTGCTCCACAGTATCTGGGGTGTAGACCGGGCAGTAGAGCTCGGTAATACCGCGGGTTCGGCGCAGTTTGGTTCTGACTACCTTAATACTGGTGTCAAAACGGCAGGCTCTACCGAGTATGTAAACATTACGAACGATAACGAAAGCGTTAACGACTACGTAAAGATTGCCGACTTTCCTAAGTTCGCAGATGAGCTTAGCAAGATAGACGAGCGCGTAGCTCGTAAGTGCTGCTTAGCGCTTGATGTACCCTACGAATATATCTTTAAGATGGAAAGCGGGATTATGAATCAGGACAACCGGGCAATGCTTATTAGTGAGCTCAACAATACCTTGGAAGACATTCGTGAGACCTTCGAGAATGTTATCAACAAGGTACTGGAGAACTCAGTCTATACTTGGAAGCTGCAGATACGGCCTATTGGCGAAGGTAAGGAAGACGTAGCCGAAGCTAACAAGAATATTGTCGCACCTAAAAACGAACAGTAATGATTAAGTTTCCTCAAGGCAGTACCGGCTACTTCGTCATAGAACTGTTCGACGGAGACAAGCCGCTCGATATACCGGAAGGCGCAGAGCTTACCTATACTGTTTCTACTTTGGTAGGTAAGCAGCTTATGTTTAGAGCGACGACGGCAGATGGAAGTATTGAGCATGTTGATACAGGAGTATACACTTGTTTCCTTTCGGCCGACGTGTCCAAAAAGCTTACACAGCCCGATAACTACGCAGAGTTGGCGCTTTTTATGGCCGACAAGTCGATGGTTAACATAGGCTGCAATAACGTAGATATTCATGTAATTCCTAATACAATTAACAGCGCGCTATGATTACGGCAGCAATTTCATTTAACGGGGCTTCGGGGTGTCAGAATGACCAGCCCAGCGAATGCGCGGTAATTGCTTTGCAGCAGTGGCTCAAAGGTGACGACGGCGCCAAGATTATAATGGTGGCAAGCGAAGCCGAAGCTATTGAAAAATCGGCAGGCGATACAAAAAATTTCTATGTGTGGGAATAGTCACAAACCAGCAGAAATTAATCAATATAGTCTATGCGGGTTCGCTGGTCCATGGCGTAGTCTATAACAAGGTAGTAGTTTGGAGAACCGGAGTAAGTGAAATATCGTTCGACCCGGATTCACTTCACTTTGATAGCTGGGCCTACGAACAAATGCAAAAATTCATTATCAGGGCAACACAGCCGTGGTATATTGAAGAGATTTTCTAACCACAAAAAAAAAC